ACCCGAAGAAACACCAACAACAGAAGGAGACGAAGTGGACAACACCGTCGCACAAGCGGAAGCCGTTGAGACGGTCGAAGCCGCAAAGTCAGTAACTGCACAGTCAAACAACGTGGGTGGCTGGAAGGCAACGCCACGTATTGAAATCACCGCTGCAAAGTACTTGGAAAACAAGGTTCTTGCTGCAACAGGTGACGAATCAGCGCGCCAGTACGTATTGGCAGCAGACAACACAACAGACAACGCTGGACTTGTTCCTACACGTCAGTTGTCAGAAGTTATCAACGGACTATCAACAACAATTCGCCCAAGCATTGACGCGATCTCTCGCGGTGCATTGCCTGACGCTGGTATGACTTTTGAAATTCCAAAGATCACTGCTGCACCAACAGTTGCAATTGCAGCTGAGGACGCAATCTTTTCTGACACAGATCAGAACGCAGCATTCCTTTCAGTGGACGTTAAGAAGTTCGCAGGGCAACAAAAATTCTCAGTTGAATTGCTGACCCGCACAAGCCCACTTTTTTATGATGAATTGCTCAGAAACATGGTTGCAGCCATGGCTAAGGCGCAAAACGCATACGTCAATGCACAGTTAATCGCTGGCGCAACTGCTGACGGAACAACAACAACAACATACCCAACTGCAACTGAGTTGCTAGGTATCATTTCACGCGGTGCAGCAAGCGTTTACGGCGCAACTGCTGGACTTGCAAATCCATTCGCACGCAACTTGATCGCTTCAACAGGTCAGTGGGCAAACCTCATGACATTGAACGACGCAGGTCGCCCAATTTATTCAGCAGTGACAAACCCAAGCAACCAGCCAGGTTCAGCGCTGCCAACATCATTGACTGGAAACGTAGCGGGCTTGAACCTATACGTTGACCCAACAAACGCAGGCGACGGAGACGGCACGCTGCTAGTTGTTAACCCAGACGCATACACCTGGTACGAAGGAACTTCATACCAACTACGTGCGGAATCAACTGCTGACGGATCAATCACCGTGGGCGTGTATTCGTTTGGTGCCGTGGCGACAAAGATCGCGGCGGGCGCATTCAAGAATAATAAGCAGTAATTTCCACAAACTAAGCATGCGGCGGGTTCTCCCGATCTCGCCGCAGTCGATCGAAAGGAACGGACATGCCAGCCATTGTCACTGCGAGTCAATTGCGTACGGTGCTTGGCGTGTCCGTTTCTCTTTATTCTGACGCTTACCTAGACGAAATCATCAACACCAGTGAGGCAGTTATCTTGCCAATGTTGGTTGCGAACACTTCGGCAGTTAATGCGTACAAACTTGAATCAAACGTTGCGACCTATTACACGCAACGCCCACATTATTTCGTGGCAGGGCAATCAGTCATTGTTGCGGGCTTGCCTTCACCGTTTTCAGCAACCGTCACCGTCGTAGACGTTAAGGAATACAGTTTCACCGCAGCGATCACAAATGCGAACGTGACATTGCGTGACATCATTCCAATGGGCAGTGCAACACTTTCAGGCTATTCAGCAGCTGATTTATACGCCAACAATGCGCCAATCGAATCGGCAATCCTTGCAGTCAGCGTCGAAGTATTCCAGTCACGCGTTGCAGCAGGTGGACAGATCGAAGGCGTGGACTTCACCGCGACCCCATACCGTATGGGTCGAAGCCTGACCAACCGAGTCAGCACATTGCTAATGCCTTACCTGGACGTTGAAACCGTGGTGCAGTAATGCCCGCCAATTCCGTCGCCGAAACCCGTGCAGCGTTAGCAAACGCGTTTTCATCATTAGCCGCAAACATTTACCCAAGCGTTCCTGAAGCACCAATCCCGCCTGCAATTGTGGTCGTGCCTGACACGCCCTACATGGAAGTCGTGCTGATCGGCAAAACAAAAACACAGGTCAAATTGAATTTCGCAATCAGTGCAATTGTCGCGTCAAATAGCAACGCGGGTTCACTGGACAATCTGGAAAAACTAATCATAGGAATTCTTGCTGCAATGCCAGCAGGATACGTCGTAGGCGTGGTTGAAAAGCCGACGGTTTTGGAAGTAGGACAAAGTCCAATGCTGGTTGCTGACATAAACGTTTCGACTTACTACACACAAACAACCTAGGAGAATCATGCCAACGACAATCATCACAGGTCGCGATCTCGTCTTGACGATTGCGACGACAAACTATGACGCACAGGCGACCAGTGCGACACTAGCCAATTCACCAACAGTCGAGACTTACCAGACACTTGACGGCAAGGCATACAAGCACATTGACGACCAGTGGACATTCGACGTTTCAATGCTTGCAGACTGGGGCGCGTCAGGTTCATTGTGCGAAGCACTATGGACTGCATGCGAAACCGCACCAAACACAACATTGGCAGTTTCATTGACTGCCGTTACTGGCGCAGTATTCGCATTCAACGTCATGCCAGTATTCCCAGCGGTCGGCGGGTCAGCACCTGACGCTCAGACTGTTGATCTATCATTTATCGTGGTTGGAACACCAACCGAAACATTCAGTTAAAAACTAACTAATCGGGAGACAAAATGAAGTTACCAATAACAATTGAATACAACAACGGCGACCAAATTACCTACACGGCAGCACCGCCAGAATGGGTGAAGTGGGAAAAGCATTCGGGTCATACCATTGCTCAGGCGCAGGAAAAGATCGGCATTGCTGATCTCGTTTTCCTTGCTTATCACGCCATGAAGCGAGAAGCAGCTGGTAAGCCAGTCAAGCCGATCGAAGCATGGACAGAAACCATTTCTGAAGTGATAGTCGGTGAGGCAAACCCAAAAGCCACCCCGTCGGAAGCCTAAGTCGAATCGTTTGGGAGATAGCCCTGGCAACGGGGCTATCACCGAATGAGTTTGAGTCAGCCGAGGACATTCTGACAATCATTGAAATTCTAGAAAGGCGCGCAAATGGCTAAGGAAGCAATTTCCTACGACAAAGCGGAATTGCGTGCCATTCTGCGATCGTTCAAGGCAATGGACGAAGAAGCAACCGCCCAGGCAAAAGAGCAGACTTCAAAACTGGCTGATTATGTTCGCACAAAGATCATTTCAAAGGCTAATCAATCCACCAACCGCGTTGCACCTAAGATTGCTCAGGGTTCCAAGGTTTCGAAGTCATCAAAGATCGGTGAAATTTCATTTGGTTTTGCTTCACAGAAATTAAGCGGTGGCGGTACAACGCAACAGGTTTGGGGCGGTTACGAATTTGGTTCGAACCGCTATAAGCAATTCCCAGTTTGGTCAGGTCGCGAAGGGCGCGGTTCACGCGGGTGGTTCATTTACCCAACGCTTCGAAGTGCCCAGCCTGAGATCATCAAACGCTGGGAAGAATCCTTTTCGCAAATAGTTAGGAAGTACGACTAATGGCTGGCAGTCGCACCCTTAAACTTTCCATACTTGGCGACGTTGATAATCTCAACAAATCGCTCAAAACCGCTTCAGGTGACGTTGATTCATTTGGCGACAAAGTTGGCAAGGCTGGCGTAGCAATTGGCAAGGCGTTTGCCGCAGCTGCTGCCGCTGCTGGCGCAGCCGCAATTGCAATTGGTATCGAAGGCGTAAAGGCTGCAATAGCCGACGAAAAGGCGCAGACACAATTGGCACTGGCGTTGGAAAACGCAACAGGTGCAACCCAGGCACAAATTAAGGCGACCGAAGATTCGATTCTTCAAATGTCATTGGCAACGGGTGTTGCTGACGACGAATTGCGCCCTGCATTGGGTCGCCTGGTTAGATCGACGGGCGACATCACAAAGGCGCAAGATTTACTTTCAACCGCCCTTGACATAAGCGCAGCAACGGGCAAGCCAGTTGAAGCAGTTGCCAATTCACTAGCCAAGGCTTATGACGGCAACACGGCAGCCCTGGGCAAATTAGGCGTTGGCTTATCAAATGCTGAATTGAAAACAATGTCATTTGAGGAAGTCCAAGGTCGTTTATCAGAATTGTTTGGTGGGGCTGCTGCACGTAATGCCGACACGTACGCGGGACAAATCGCACGTGTTCAAGTTGCATTTGACGAAGCAAAAGAAACAATCGGCGTTGCCTTGTTGCCAATCTTAAAAACATTGCTTGACTTTATCAACCAAAACGCATTGCCAGCGATCAACGCTTTTTCAGACGCATTCAGCCTGACCAAGGGCGACGGGTTCGGCAAGATTGTCAGTGACGTTGGTGCGACATTGAAAAAAACATTCACACCAATTATTGAAGGCGTGAAGTCAGTATTTGATAGCGTCAAAACCGCCGTCATGAATAGCAAGGATGAATTCGCAGCATTCTGGGACGTGGTCAAATTTATTGCACCGCTTATCGGCAGCGCAATTGGCAAGGCACTTTCAGTCGTGGGCGACATTGCTGAAGTCGTTATCTCAATCATTGCCAAGGTGTTGGGTGCGATCAAGCCATTGCTTAACACTGCCATTGATGGAATCAACGCCATAATTAAGGGCTACAACGCAGTGCAGTGGGGCAAGGACGTGCCGCTAATTCCAAAGATCGGCGGCGGTTCAGGTTCAACGGCGACGGGTCCATTGGGCAATTTTTCAATGTCTACGGGCAGGGTTCAAACAACACCAACGACAACTGTCCCAACTGCCATTTCAACTGGTGGCGTTGGCGGTGGTGGTACGACTTCAAGCGGAATCGCAACCGCTGCAAGAATTGCTGCTTCAGCTGCCACGACTGTCACTTCAGGTTCATTTGACCCAGGTCGTTTCAGAATGGCAGAAAACGTTGGCATGACGACAATCAACCTGAACGTATCTGGGGCGTTTGATCGCGAAGGCACTGCCCGAACAATTGTTGAAACTTTGAATGATTCCTTCTACCGTGGCACAGGCGGCGGAACTAGCCTGCAAATGGCATGACGCAGTGGAATCCCGTCTGGAAGGTAACAATTGACGGCACGGAATACACCAATGCCGTTTTGGCTAATCTGGTCATTCGCAGCGGTCGAACAAACATCTATGAGCAGGCACAAGCGGGCTACGTAAACATTCAACTGATTGACGTGGATCAAACTGCAATTCCGGTGCAGATCAATTCGACAATTTCTATTCAGGTCAAAAACACATCAAACACATTCGTCCCGATCTTCGGTGGCAACGTCGTGGACATTGGTTTGGAAGTGCGCGACGTAGGTTCGACCATGTTCACGCAAACCTATTCGATCACCGCATTGGGCGCACTGGCACGTTTGCCAAAGGCATTGACTGACGGCGTACTTTCCAAAGATTTTGACGGCAATCAAATTTACGAAGTGCTTCGTGGGGTTTTGCTTAATACTTGGGCTGAAGTGGCTGGGTCATTGACATGGGCTGCATACGACCCGACGACAACATGGGCAGCAGCTGAAAACAGTGGTTTGGGCACAATTGATCAACCAGGCAATTACGAATTGGCTTCACGATCATCAAACCGAACGGACGTTTATTCACTGGTATCAGCCTTAGCAACGTCAGGGCTTGGGTACATTTATGAGGACGCGCAGGGTCGAATCGGTTACGCTGACAGTACGCACCGCACCCAATACTTGACGACAAACGGCTATGTCAGCCTTGACGCTAATCACGCTCGTGCGGCAGGACTTCGAATTCAAACCCGTGTTGGCGACGTTCGCAATTCATTAACAATCAAATACGGTTCGACTAGCAGTGCCGAAGTATCTGCAAGCGACACAGGTTCAATTGGCTTATACGGCACGCTTGCCCAAATTATTACGACAACATTGGAAAAGTCAGCCGACGCGACCGCCCAGGCAAATTTCTATTTATCGCTTCGCGCCAACCCACAACCAATTTTCAGCGAGATTTCTTTTGACCTAACAAATCCAGAAATTGACAATTCCGACCGTGACAACCTAATCAATGTTTTCATGGGCGAACCAATTTCAATCAGCAATTTGCCTGGCAACATGGGTTCAATTTTTCAGGGTTTTGTTGAGGGCTGGTCATTCCAAGCCGCCTATAACCGACTTTCAGTTTCCTTGACACTTTCCCCAACTGCTTATTCATTGCAGTCATTGTCGTGGGCAGACATTTCCAACACATTTACTTGGTCGGGCGTGTCGCCAACGCTTGACTGGGCGCGTGCAACAATTATCACCTAAGAAGGAGAAAACATGGCAAACCCTACGTCGAATTTCAATTGGCAAATGCCAACGTCCAGTGACCTGGTCACGGACTTGCCAGCCGATTTTGAAACATTTGGTCAGGCGGTCGATACGTCATTGGCAGACCTTAAAGGTGGCACGACAGGTCAGGTGTTATCTAAGGCGAGCAATACGGACATGGACTTCACTTGGGTTGCTGCTGACGATACAAACGCAATTCAAAACGCAATTGTTGACGCGAAAGGCGATCTCATTGCAGCTAGCGCAGCCGACACACCAGCCCGCCTGGCGGTAGGTAACAACGGCGAGACACTTGTAGCAGATAGTTCCACTTCAACAGGCTTGCGCTATCAGGCACCTGTTAATGCCAATCCAATTCTTAACTCATCCTTTCAGGTGTGGCAACGGGGAACATCAATCGCTGGAAGTGCTGGGTCTTACTTATACACCGCTGACCGCTGGCAGACCAACGCATCCACCGCATTGACAGTAAGCCGTCAAGCAACTGGAGACACAACTAACCTGCCATTTATTCAGTATTGTGCACGAGTCCAAAGAAATAACGCCTCAACTGCAACGGCCGCCGCGGTATTGTCACAAAGTTTCGAGACTATAAACTCAATTCCATACGCGGGCAGGACAGTCACACTTTCATTTTATGCACGGCGCGGTGCAAACTTTAGCGGTGCGTCAAACCAACTTGAAGTCTATTTAGCAAGCGGTACAGGTACAGACCAAAATGCTTTTGTTGGTGGCTTTACAGGTGCGGCAAATGTTATTTATCAAACACCAACATTGACAACAACTTGGCAGCGATTTAGTTATACTGCAACAGTAGGCACAAGTGCGACACAATTAGCAACTCAATTTACTTACACACCAACGGGCACCGCTGGGGCTGCTGATTTCTATGAGGTGACAGGCGTGCAATTAGAAATCGGTTCAGTAGCAACACCATTTAAGACCTATGCTGGAACACTTCAAGGAGAACTTTCCGCGGCTCAGAGGTACTATTACCGAGCAACACCTGCAACAAATTACAGCAACCTTGCAATAGGTCAAGCAATCTCCACAACAGGTGCTATGTTGCAGACAAAATTACCAACAACAATGCGAACACGCCCAACGGCTATTGAGTATGGCGGCACAATACAGATTTTTGATGGCGTAACTGCTACAAACATCACAACATTGGCAATTAACAACGATTTAGTAACAACAACCGACATTGCCAACATTAGAGCAAATGTATCTAGTGGATTGACCCAGTATCGTCCTTATCAATTATCAACAGTTACCGATGCTACTGCCTACATCGGATTTAGTGCGGAGTTATAAAATGGACAAAATCGAAATCATCAGTTTAGAAAATGCTTT